ATTCATGTCCAGCAGCAGACGGCTGCCGGACACGAAATCAACCTGCAGGACATATCCGTCCAACGGTCTGACCGCTGAAAGGTATCTTCGTTTCACATGAATCCTCCTTCAAGCCAAGATTCAGCGCTTGCTGTAATAGTATTCCACGTTGTCACTGTATAAAAAACCCACTGTATAAACATTATACAGTGGGTTTTAAGAAATGGACATTAACCAAAGGTTAGGTCTTTTGCAAAATCAGCCCGGCAAGCTGCCTCTCGCCGCGAGTATTGTTCTGCAGATGCTTTCCACGGTATCTCTCTTTGCAATGTAATATGACTCGCCTAAATATTGACACACCGCTTTAATTGCCGCGACTTCCATTTTTCCACCTCCCTTCCGCCAAAATTCTACCACACTCCCTGGAAGGAGACAACCTTATGACAATCAAAATGACCACCGGAGTTATCCGGCTATCCTGCGGCGGAAAGCCGCTGGACACACCATACTTACCACCTGCGTCTGACCTGGCTGAGCTGGGCCGATACTTGGCCCGCCGATATGCAGCCTCTGATGAACCGAAAGGAGAAGAAACCGCATGAACGAATATCCCCCTGCTGTCCTGGACGCCGACTGGGCCCCGGCCACCGATGAGGACCTGATCCGCAACCATTTACACCTGCTTGACGATATGCACCACGACGATGGCTCCACGCCAGAGGAGTTGGCCTATCGTATCCGCACCGCCCGGAAGTACATCCGCCGGAGCTGCCGCCGGTTCCGCAGCCAGTCCCGCAAGCTCACCGCTTTCGTCTGGCGTCTGCTGTTCGGCTCCATTCTGTTCCTGCTGTGGGCCGTCTCGCTGGCCATGCTGGCGGGGTGAGCGCAATGTTCACGCCGGAAGAACTGGCCGAGATGGCTCGGGCGGACGCAGAGATCGAGGCGTCATTCTGCTTGACCAATGAGGAGCTGAAGCAATCCAGGGAGATCGACCGAGATGTCGTTGTTGGCCGTATGGACCGTGACACCAGAAGGAGGGCGGAGTACCAGAAGGCCTACCGTGAAGCCAACCGGGACAAGGTGGCGGAGTACCAGAAGGCCTACCGTGAAGCCAACCGGGACAAGGTGGCGGAGTACCAGAAGGCCATAGCGGACGCCAGGAAGGCCCGCAAATGGACTCAAAAAGAACTGGCCCAGCGGCTGGGAATATCCAGATCACTGGTCGCTCAGTGGGAGGTAGGTATTGCGCCGGCAAACTGGGAGCTGATCTTTGATGCGCTGCCGGAGCTGAAGGAGGTCTCAGCATGATCCGGACCTTCGGCCCAATCGACTGGTGGGCCTACTACAAGCGTCCGCTGGACGGACCGGAGTGCCTGCGGCGGATGGGCTATCCTCCATTCCCGTGTCGGGACTGCTCCCGGGAAGATGGCTGCCGACGGCTGGCAACAGAGGGGAGTAAGCAGTGCCCTGACATCCGTCACTGGATGTATGACTTCTGGCCAGGTCTGACGGACAAAATTAGAGCCGCCCACGGAGGTAGCAGCTCCGAGGACGGCAAGCGATAAACAAGTATCACACCGCTATTATAGCGGATAAGAAAGGAAAATGTCAATGAAACTGCGCATGAATCTGAAGTGCGATACCCGTACCTGCCACCGCTTTGAGCACCGTGACGATAGCGGCAACCTCATCACCCTGTACCTGAAGAAGGCAGATGTGACCGCCGCCGGTATCGACCCCAAGAAGGGGATCGTTGTCACGGTGGAGGAGGCGCCGGAATGCTGAGGGTAAGTATCAAGGACAGTGAGCAACTGGTCCACAGCGAAGGCACATTGACGGGCCTTTTAGTCGATGTGTCCTACGTCATCGGTGTGCTGTATGGCCGTATCAAGATGTCCAGTCCCGAAAAGGCTGAAGCGTTCCGCCGCATGTTGATCCAGTCGCTCATTGAACCCAAAAGCCCGGTATGGAACTACGACCCCGCCCAGTCCAGCGGATTTTCCGCCTGTATCCCAATCAAAAAAAGGAGAATTAAATCATGATGGAAGTCAATGTCAACGTGAAATGCCCCGATATCCTGCTGGCTGTTACGGCGCTGGTAACTGCGTTGAAAGGTCAGCCTGTTGCTCAGAACACGGCCCCTGCGGCGGTGCCCCCCGCACCTGTTCAGCCCGCGTCCGTTGCGGCTCCCGTAAACCCGGCTCCTGTGGCCGCTCCGGTGGCACCGACCCCTGTGACTGCCCAAGCAACTGCTCCCTATACGTCGACCGCTCCGGTGGCCCCGGCCCCGACTTTTACCGTGGAACAGATCAGCAAGGCCGGCGCCGACTTGATCGGGGCCAACTCCGCCAAGATGCCCCAGCTGTTGGGTCTGCTTCAGCAGTTCGGGGTGCAGGCGATCACAGAGCTCAAGCCCGATCAGCTGGGGCCCTTCGCCACCGCGCTGCGTGGACTGGGGGCGAAGATCTAAATGGAGGCTTTTAAGCTTAAGCTGCCCTATCCGGATGACTACTCCAGCAAGACGCCTGTGATTCGGCTCAAGCCTACATACTACCAGTCCTTGAGCGTACTGAAGGCCAGAACCGGGCTTCCACTGGGCAATATCGTGGAACAGTGTATCGACTACGCGCTGGGGCATATGGAGGAGGATGGAAATGCAGACACCTGAGCTGCACGCGCTGCTGTCAGCCAGCAGCTCCCACCGCTGGTTGAATTGTCCGCCATCGGTCCGTCTGTCGGAGCAGTTCCCGCAGACCACCAGTACTTATGCTGAGGCTGGCCGGGTGGCACACGCCATCGCGGAGCTGAAGGCCCGGAAATACTTCCTGGAGCCTATGTCCGCTCGGACATTCAACGCCCGGTTGAAGAAGCTGAAGGAAGACCCCCATTACGATAAGGGAATGGACGAGGCAACCGACGCCTATCTGGACCACCTGAAAAACCTGGCCATGAGCTACGGAGCCGTCCAGCCCTTCGTAGCCCTTGAGACCAGGGTGGATTATTCGGACTGGGCTCCCGAAGGGTTCGGCACCGCAGACTGTATCATCATCGGAGCGGACAGGCTGTGTGTCTGTGACTATAAGAACGGCGCCGGCGTCCCGGTAGAGGCTGAACACAACTCCCAGATGATGCTGTACGCCCTGGGCGCGCTGAAGGTCTATGGCCCCATTTACGGAAGCGCCATCCAGAAGATCCACCTGTCCATCATCCAGCCCAACGCCGGCGGCGTGAAGGAGTGGGAGTGCGACCGGGCCGATCTGGAGGAGTGGGGCCGTCTTGTGGTAAAGCCCACCGCCGCCCTTGCATACGCCGGGGAGGGGGAGTTCTATGCCGGTGACTGGTGCCGCTTCTGCCCGGCCCGTGCCCAATGCTCGGCCAGGGCGAGAAAGATGCTGGAACTAGAACCCATGAGGGGCGCCGTGCCCGAAACGCTGGACCACAGCCCAGAAGACAAGCTGCTCACCGATGCTGAGCTGGGCGGAATCCTCACCCGGGGGCGCGAACTGGCAGCCTGGGTCAAGGACCTGGAGGACTACGCCCTGTCTGCCGTCCTGGCCGGGCGGGAGATCTCTGGCTACAAGGCGGTGGAGGGACGGGGGTCCCGGGAGTGGGTCGACGTGGACACCGCCTTTTCCGCCCTCCAACAGCGGGGTGTGGCCGAGGCCATGCTGTGGGAGCGCAAGCCCACCACCGTGGCCGGACTGGAGAAGGTCATGGGCAAGAAGGCCTTCTCGGAGACCGCCGCCGATCTGGTGGTCAAGAAGCCTGGCAAGCCTGCCCTGGTTCCGGCGAGCGATAAACGCCCGGCCTACAACGCCGCCGCCATGGCCTTCGGGGTGGTGAGCGAAGATGGCTGATACTTTGTACACCAAGGACGGCAAGGGCCATGTCCTGCTGGGCAGCACCACCCTGGAGTCCATCGTCCGGGAGTACGCCGGCGATGACGCCGCCAACGCGGTCCGGGAACTCGCGGAGAGAAACGCATACGAGGAAGCCCGGGCCGAAACGGATCTGGGCGCCTTCGAGGCAAGCCTAGATCACTGGCGGGATACCGCTCAGAACTGGGTTGACGAGATCAATATTGTACTCCGTTCCGCAGAACTAAAACACACAAAGGCCTCGCTTCTGGTCGTACTCCAGAAGCTTGCCCAGGATATTTCAAAAGAACTGTAAAGGAGATTTACTTATGCCTGTTACTCTGAATGACGTCCGCTTTTCTTACCTGAATGTTTTCCAGGCCAAACCCCCGTTCAACAACCCCCAGGGCGAGGCGAAATTCTCCACCACTATTCTCGTCCCCAAGACCAACCTGCAGGCCAAGGCCCTGATGGATCAGGCCATCGCTGCCGCCATCGAGGAGGGCGTCAGCACGAAATGGAACGGCATCCGGCCCCCTCAGCCCTCCATCTGTGTCCACGATGGAGACGGCCCCCGTCCCAGCGACGGTCAGCCTTTCGGCCAGGAGTGCCGGGGCTGCTGGGTGTTCACCGCCTCCTGCAAAGCGGACCGGCCTCCCTTTGTGGTGGATACCCAGGTCCAGCCCATCATCGATCCCACCCAGGTCTACTCCGGGATGTGGGGCAACGTGTCCGTCAATTTCTTCGCTTACAATCAGGCCGGCAAGAAGGGCATTGGCTGCGGGCTGAATGGCATCCAGAAGATCCGGGATGACGAGCCCTTGTCCGCCCATGTGACCGCTCAGGACGCGTTCCAGCCGGTGGCGCCGGCCACTCCCGCTTATGGCGCAGCGATGCCTGCCGCCCCCACCGCCGGTTACCCCGGCGCCTATCCCCAGGCCACGGCCGCCCCAGCTTATCAGCCTCCTGTGGCTGCGCCCTCTTATCCCCAGGCCCCGGCTGTTGATCCTATCACCGGGCAGCCCTACGGCGGCTATACACCCACCGGCACCCCATCATGGGCATGTAAGCCATGGGTGCTGTACATCATCTCAGTATTGACATCGAGACGTACAGCGACGTGGACATCGGCAAGGCCGGGCTCTTTCGTTACGCGCAGAGCCCGGCCTTTTCCATCCTTTTGTTCGCTTATAGTCTCGACGGCGCGCCGCGCCAAGTGGTCGATCTGACAGAAACGCCGTACCTCCCCCGGGAAGTCCTGGCCCGTCTGTTTGATCCAGGCACCATTAAGCACGCCTACAACGCGGCCTTTGAGTGGTACTGCCTCTCACGTCACTTCGGTCTGGAGAGCAACGTCAGCTATCCGCCGGCTGCCTGGCTGCCTCAATGGCGCTGCACCATGCTGCACAGCCTATACTGCGGGTATCCTGCCAGTCTGGATGCCGCCGGCAAGGCCATGGGACTCCCACAGGACAAGCAGAAGCTGGCCACCGGCAAGGCCCTGATCCGCTACTTCTGCGTGCCCTGCGCCCCCACCAAATCCAACGGTGGACGGACCCGGAACCTGCCCCACCATGACCCGGCCAAGTGGTCCCTGTTCAAAGAGTACAACGGCCAGGACGTGGTGACCGAAATGGAGATCGAGAGCCGGCTGTCAGCCTTCCCAGTACCAGATGAGATCCAGGCTCAGTGGGTGACCGACCAGCTCATCAACCTGCGGGGCGTGGCAGTGGACACGCAGCTGGTGGATGGGGCGCTGGAGCTGGACGCCACGGTCCGGGCTCAGTATATCCAGGAGGCCACACAGCTTTCCGGACTGGACAACCCTAACAGTGTTGCCCAGCTGACCCGGTGGCTCCAGGAGGAGACCGGGGAGGAAATCACAGACCTGCGGAAGGCCACCGTCTCCGAGCTACTTGGAAAGGACTTACCCAGCGATACAGCACGGAGGATGCTGGAGATCCGCCGGGAGCTGGGCAAGACCAGCAACAAGAAATACACCGCACTGGAGACAGCGGTATGCGCCGATGGCCGGGTGCGAGGTCTGCTCCAGTTCTACGGGGCCAACCGCACCGGGCGATGGGCAGGACGCATTGTTCAGCCCCAGAACCTGCCCCGGACATACATCGACGGGGACCTGCTGCCACTGGCCCGGGACCTGGTCAAGGGGCGTCGTCAGGACGCTCTGCGGGTGGTGTTCGGCTCCGTTCCGGATACCCTGTCCCAGCTCATCCGCACGGCCTTCGTGGCCTCTACCGGCCATATCCTGGTGGACGCCGACTTTTCCGCCATCGAGGCCCGGGTGGTGGCCTGGCTGGCGGGGGAGGAGTGGGTGCTGGAGGTGTTCCGGACCCACGGGAAGATCTACGAGGCCACAGCCTCCCAGCTCTACGGCGTGCCCCTGGAGAAGATCAAGAAGGGCAATCCGGAGTACAGCCTCCGGCAGTACGGCAAGGCCGCAACCCTGGCACTGGGCTACGGCGGCGGGTCCTCCGCCCTGATCACCGCCGGGCATCTTCCAAAGGAGACCCCGGAGGAAGAGCTGCTAGACATCCGGGACCGCTGGAGAGCCGCCAATCCGGCTATCGTGCAGTTCTGGTACACGGTGGACGCCGCCGCTAAGGAGGCGGTCAACACAGGACGGCAGGTGGAGCTGTGGGACGGCCGTCTGGCCTTCGCCCGGGAGTGCGACCCCGGAAAGGACCTCGATTTCCTCACGATCCGGCTGCCAAACGGCCGGAAGCTCTATTACCCAAAGCCCCACATGGGCGTCAACCGCTTCGGCCAGCCATCTATCTGCTACTGGGGCCAGAACCAGACCACGAAGAAGTGGCAGGTCATCGAGACCTACGGGGGGAAGCTGACGGAGAACATTACCCAGGCCGTGGCCCGGGACTGTCTGGCCGAGGCCATTGACCGCCTGGAGGCCGCCGGCTACCCGGTGGTGTTCCATATCCACGACGAGGTGGTCATTGACGCCGGCCCCGGCCGGGACAGCCTGGAGGACGTGGTGGCCATCATGCGTCAGGTCCCAAGCTGGGCGCAGGGGCTGCCCCTGAATGCCGACGGCTGGACGAATCCATTCTTCAAAAAGGACTGACTTTATGAAACGAGCCACTTACTATAGCGGAATTCCGGGCAAGAAGTGGGGCATCTGGAACACTGTTCGGAAGGAGTTCCAGTTCGGAATCTGCGAAGATACACCCATGCTGGCGGAGGCCCGGCTTTATCAAAAGCTTGGCGATGACGCCAGAAAGTATAGATTCGAACCCCGACAGCTCCCGGAAAAGTAATGGCATTTCACATGACAATTAGGAGGAAAAAAGAAAATGGCAAATTGCAAGATCTGCGGTCGCCCGGTCCGCAGCGCCAATGTGTTTCACTCGGCATGCTGGGAGTCGGCTGTCGAGAAGATGGCAGATATCTTTTGTGGCGATTACTGTCGGTGGCCCAGGGAGTGCGCGGATCAGGACAGTCTGGAGGAGCTGCATTGCAGTGACTGCGCATTGGTTCGGGTCCTGAACCTCGGGCTGTGAGGTGCGGAGATATGAAAATTCGTTTTAAGGTTGCGAAAGGGCGCGCCATCATCGAATACAAAGATGACACAGCCACGATAGATGAGGTGAAGGAACTTCTGGAACGGGATGAAGTTATCTCCTTGTCCGCGACCAAGATGACGCCCAGCCAATATTTCAAATCCCTAAAAGGAGGTGCTAACAATGGCTGAATGTAAGAAAAACGGCGTCACCTGCCAGGACTTCTACAAATGCACTCAGGAGGGAGACGTCGTGGCCAGCACCGGGAAGAAGCTGCAGCAGTTCTGCTTTTACTGCATGGCCACCCCGCGCATCAAGAAAATTGGCTCTATCGCTTCCTGGACGGGATCCACGCCACCGTGGTGCCCTAAGGGTCGTGGCTGAAGGAGGAACAATCGTGAAAGTAATCTATAAAGCCCCGGGTAAGGCCCCGGAGGTCATTGACATCCAGAACACTTTGGAGACCCTGCAGGAAAAAGTAGGCGGCTACATCGAGACCGTTATACTATCGCCACTGATGCAGCCATCATCTGCAACGAAGAGGGCCGGCTCATGGGCCTTCCCCATAACTGTGTGCTGCTGGGCGTGGACTTCGTCGGTCCCATCCTCATTGTCGGGGTCAAAGGCCCGGAGTTCACCGACCTGCCGGATGGTGCCGCTGAGCTGTTCCTCCGCGGGGGGGTATGAATGGACACCCGGCTTCTAAAGCAGAATTGGAACCCGGCCTGTAAGGGATGTATCTATTCTGGAGTTGTCGATTTCGGCCGGGTGTGCCTCTACATTCTGTATCAACATCAAATGCGGCCCTGCCCGGCGGGGGAGGGCTGCACTGTGAAGGAGACGATCCGAATGCCGAAAAAATCATGGGACGAGGCCCGGGCCCGGCAGCTTATCGAAGATGGCATGGATGACGTGGCCGTGGCCGATGCCGTCGGCGCTACCGAAGGCGCAATCCGTTCTTGGCGCGGCCGGAACCGGATCAAGCTGAAGTGCTCATCCCGGAAGCCCACAACTGTTATAGAACATAGAACATCGGAGGACAAAACGATGGACGAACCCAAAGAAAAAGCCGTGACCGAGCAGACGGACAGCCAGGGGGCCAAAGCGGACAAGGGGAAGCTGCGGCCCACCCTAGTCCCGGTGAGCCTGATCCGGGCGGTGGCCACCGTCCGGGAGTACGGCTGCTATAAGTACCACGACCCGGAGAACTGGAGGCGGGTTGGCCCACAGCGCTACCGGGACGCCCTGTACCGCCACTGGTTGGCCTACCTGGCTGATCCCGGCGGCGTAGATGAGGAGAGCGGACTGCCGCACCTGTGGCACCTGGCCTGCAACGCTGCCTTTCTGATTGAGATGGAGGAGAGTCGTGAAAAAGAATCCTTTGTTGGCCAAAATAGAGGCCAAGCATGAACTGGAACTGAAGATCACCCGGGATGTGACCCGCCAGGAGATGGTGGACTGCGCCATGATCGCGCTGAATAAGGCGTATGGATTTGGCCCGGAGCGCAACAAGAAGTTCCTGGATGTACTGAACGAGACAATCAACGAGGTCGCCGACCTTGTCCAGTCCGATACTCCGGACAAGGAATATTCCATCGCGAAATTCGAGGAGCTGGTCAAGCAGGTGTGCGGAGATCGGTATTCTCCGAGAGAGGTGCGCTACGGGTATGACCTATGACAGACAAATCACAATTTCGGTAGGGGCCAGCCGCCGGGCGACCCAGTGGCAACCCCAGACACTGCGAATCTCGGAGCTGTACGCCCGGATTCAGACGCCGGCACGCAGTTCTGAGACCATGGCAGCCTACCTGGCCCTGCCCAAGAGCCAGCAGGATGACCTGAAGGACGTGGGCGGCTTCGTGGCCGGCACACTGAACGGCCCCCGGCGCAAAGCCGGGGCCGTCTCCGGCCGGGACGTGCTGACCCTGGATCTGGACAATATCCCCGCCGGAGGCACCGATGACGTAGTTCGCCGGGTGGAGGGCCTGGGCTGCGGCTACTGTGTCTATTCCACCCGTAAGCACATGGCGTCGGCGCCCCGCCTGCGGGTACTGCTTCCCCTGGACAGGACCTGCTCCGCCGATGAGTATGAGCCATGCGCCCGGCGTATGGCTGAGATGATCGGTATGTCCCTGGCTGACCCCACCACCTTCGAGGCCTCCCGGCTGATGTACTGGCCCAGCTGCTGCGCCGACGCTGAATACATCTACTATGCCGCGGACAAGCCCATGCTGTCTGTGGACGGCTTGCTGGCCACCTACGCTGACTGGCGGGATTTTACCTCCTGGCCCTCCGTCCCCGGCGCTGTGAGCCCCGCCAGGCTGGCGGCCAAGCAGGGGGACCCCCTCACGAAAAAAGGCGTGGTGGGTGCTTTCTGCCGGGTCTACGACATCGAGGCAGCCATGGACTCCTTCCTGCCCGGCGTCTATAATCCGGTGGACACCATGCCCGGGCGCTACACATTCACCGGCGGCTCCACCACCGGCGGCGCCGTCCTCTATGACAACGGAAAATTCCTATATTCCCACCACGCCACCGATCCCTGCGGCGGCAAGCTGGTCAATGCTTTCGACCTGGTGCGGATCCACCGCTTCGGGGACAGGGACGATGTGGCTGCGCCGGGGACCCCGGTCAACCGTCTGCCAAGCTACTCAGCTATGTGCGAGGCGGCCGCCGGAGATCCCAAGGTGTCTGGCCTGCTGCTGCAGGAGCGCTGGCAGGAGGCCACAGAGGGCTTCAGCGCTGTGCCGGCGGAACCGGATGCCGATACCGATGCCAGCTGGATGCAGCAGCTGCGGATCAGCCCGAGGTCCGGTCTGCCGCAAGCCACCATGGACAATGTGTGGATCATCCTGGAGCACGACCCCAGACTGAAGGACAAGTTTGCCATGAACGCCTTCGCCGGCCGGGGTGAGGTGTTAGGTCCGCTGCCGTGGACCGAACGGGGAGATCGCCGGCTCTGGAGCGACAACGACAATCAGGGCCTGTACTGGTATCTGGAGAAGACTTACCAGATCACCGGCACCAGCAAGATCGACGGCGCTCTGTCTCTGCACAGCGAGAAGCATGCATTCAATGATGTCAAGGGCTACCTGAGCGGCCTGAGCTGGGACGGGACGCCCCGGCTGGACACACTCTTCATCGACTACTTAGGGGCGGAAGATACGCCCTACGTTCGGGCTGTGACCCGGAAGGCCTTTACAGCCGCCGTGGCTCGTGCTATGCGCCCCGGCGTCAAATTCGATAATATGACCATCCTGTCCGGGCCCCAGGGCATCGGTAAGAGCACCCTGCTGGATAAGATGAGCCGGGGGTGGTTTAACGATAGTATCCGGACCTTCGAGGGAAAGGAGGCCAGTGAGCTTCTCCAGGGCGTGTGGCTGGTGGAGATCTCCGAGCTGGACGCCTTCCGCCGCACGGACGTCTCACGGATCAAACAGTTCCTGAGCCAGAGGGCGGACCGCTTCCGGGCTGCCTATGGCCGCCACGTCAAAGAAATGCCCCGCTGCTGTGTGTTCTTCGGCACGACGAACACCGGGGATTACCTGCAGGACAAGACCGGAAACAGGCGATTCTGGCCCATAGATGTGGGCAAGCAGCCGGCTACAAAAAGTGTGTGGAATGACCTGGACGCCGAGCTGGACCAGCTATGGGCGGAGGCTGTGACCCGCTGGAGGCTGGGAGAACCTCTGTATCTGGACGGCGATCTGGCCGACGCAGCCAAAGCCCAGCAGGAGGACCACCGGGAGGTCAGTGCCAGAGAGGGTCTGATCCTGGACTTCCTGGAGCGCCTGGTGCCCCGGGACTGGTCCACCTGGTCCCTGGAGCGGCGGAAGACATTCTGGGGCGGGAACGTGGCGGGAGACGTGGAACTCAGGCCCAGAGACCGGGTGTGTGCCCTGGAGATCTGGTGTGAGCTGTTCGACGGCCTGAAGAAAGATATGCGGTACGCGGACACCCAGGAGATCAACAGCATTATCGCCGCAGCACCTGGGTGGAAGCGCTCAGCGAGTGCGTTGAAATTCGGGTACTGCGGAGCGCAGCGGGGCTTCGTGCGTGAGTAACATTCGGCGGGTAACAATGGCGAAAGGTAACATTCAAGCGGTAACGAGGTATCATTTGGTAACTTTTTAAAGTTACTGCTGAAACCGTTGCGGCAGTAGTAGGGTCACATGGTAACATCTTTTTTCTATTAAGTATAAAAATATAGAAATAGAGAGTATATACGCCCCCTAACACACCTAATGCACATGACACATCACACACATGATGCACATACGCCCGCGCGATAGCAACTTATGTGCCAAAAATCGAAGGAGACTGACTATGAATCTTGACATCTGCGATTGGCTGAGGGACTTCTTGAAAGGCGGCCCTAAAGAGGTCAGCAGAATTCGCAGGGCTGCAAAAGAGGCTGGATATTCACGGTTTCAGCTTCGGGAGGCAAGGAGAATCTGCTGTATTCAGACGACCAACAACTGGAGCGAGGACCACCCCGCTACAGACCGGTGGTATTGGTCCTTACCGGAGGATGAGTCATGAAAGAATCAGCGATAGAGGCCCGGCTTGTGCGGATGGTACGGGACCGGGGTGGGCTGTGCTATAAATTCGTTTCCCCGGGAAATCCCGGGGTGCCTGACCGGATCGTCATCACGCCCGGCGGCAGGACTATCTACGTGGAGCTGAAGACCGAGGTGGGGCGGCTGTCCAACCTGCAGAAGTGGCAGCGGTCGGAACTGGAGAAACGGGGAGCCGACATCCGGGTACTGAAAGGGCTGGACCAGGTGAAGCAGTTCGTGGAGGAGGTGATGCCGAATGAAGTTTATACCGCACAGCTACCAGCGATACGCCATTGAGCGGATCATCTCCGACTCGTTCCTGGGGCTTTTCCTGGACATGGGCCTGGGCAAAACCGTCATCACACTGTCTGCTGTCAACGATCTTCGGTTCAACCGTTGGGCGGTGTCCCGCTGTCTGGTGGTGGCCCCCAAGAAGGTGGCCGAGGCCACCTGGAGCCGGGAAGCGGAGAAGTGGGACCATCTGAAGCACCTGCGGATCATCCCGGTGCTTGGCACTTCCCGGAAGCGGATCCAGGCGCTGAACACGCCGGGGGACGTGTGGGTCATCAACCGGGAGAACGTCCCATGGCTGGTGGACTACTACCGCAACGCCTGGCCCTTCGACATGGTGGTGCTGGACGAGTCCTCCAGCTTCAAGAACCACCAGAGCAAGCGGTTCAAGGCGCTGAAGCTGGTACGGGACCGGATCACCCGCCTGGTGGAGCTGACCGGCACGCCGGCGCCAAACGGCCTGGAAGATCTGTAGGCGCAGATCTATCTGCTGGATGGCGGCGCCCGGCTTGGCAAGACCATTTCCAGCTACCGGGACGCCTTCTTCACCCAGGACTACTCCCACCCGGGGCAGATGTACAGAACCTACTCGCCCCAGCAAGGAGCCGACGCCAGGATCCGGGAGGCCATCTCCGATATCTGCGTGTCCATGAAGGCAGAGGACTATCTGGAGCTTCCGGAGTACATCGAAGATGTGGTGCCTGTGGTCCTGGATGAGAAGGCCAAGAAGGCGTATGACAAGCTGGAGAAGGAGATGCTGCTGGAGGTGGATGAGCAGACAGTGACCGCCGGCACGGCTGCGGTACTGAATGGGAAATTGCTTCAGCTGTGCAGCGGAGCTGTGTACGACAACCGCCGGCAGGCCATGGAGATCCACAACTGCAAGATCGAGGCTTTTCTGGAGGTCATTGAGCAGCTGCACGGGGAACACGCCCTGGTGTTCTACTGGTTCCAGCATGAACGGGACAGGCTGGTGACGGCCCTGGCCAAGACAGGACTGCGGGTGCGGGTCTACGGCGGACCGGATGACGAAATGGCCTGGAACGCCGGACAGGTGGACGTACTGCTGGCCCATCCAGCAAGCTGCGCCTACGGCCTGAACCTCCAGCAGGGCGGCCATCACGAGGTTTGGTTCGGCTATCCCAACTGGGCGCTGGAGCTGTATCAGCAGGCCAACGCCCGTCTGTACCGTCAGGGACAGCGGTATCCGGTGATCTCCCACCTGCTGGTGGTTCAGGGCGGCATGGATGAGGACGTGGTGGCGTCGCTGCACAGTAAGGGGGATACCCAGGAGGCGCTGATGCAGGCCCTGAAGGCAAGGATCGAGAAAGCGAGGAAGAATCATTGAGCAAACCTAGATACAGCTGGTGGGGCTACATAAAGACGATAATTCGTCGGTATCCAAGCGAAAAAGACAAGGAGTCGCCAGGGCTTTCCAAGTCGGAGAAAGCGGCTGTGGAGGCTGCTATTACAGAGGTTGAACTCATGCCGGACGGCAGAGACAGGATTGCGTTCATCAGGATGGTTTTTTGGGCGCAGACGCATACGCTGTCCGGTGCCGCGATGTCGATCCCATGTAGTGAAAGAACGGCTAGACGGTGGCACGCGGCTTTCATAAAGTCTGTTGCGAAAAATTTAGGCCTATTGGATTAAAAGTTGGCCTTAAAAAGCCATTTATATATGCGAGAATTAGCGTGAGGGGTTTTATATCTCTCACGCTATTCTTTTGTGGAGGGGACTTCGATGCTGAAATCCTGCAAATACTGCGGCGGGATCCATCCGAGCAAATACGTTTGCCCCAAGAAACCTCCACGCAGTCCGCATAAGGGAAGCAAAGCAGTTCTATTTCGCCGGAAATACATCTGGCAGAAGAAGCGGGATCATATCGTCCAGCGCGATTACCACATGTGCCGGGTATGCAACGAGGGAAGCTACGGCACATTCGGAATCCCTGGCCTCAATGACCAGCCTCTTCAGGTTCATCACATCGAGCCGCTGGAGGAACGTTTTGACCTCCGGCTTGATGATGACAACCTCGTCACCTGCTGCGACGGACACCACAAGATGGCTGAGGCGGGAGAGATTCCGCGTGGCTATCTGCATGGGCTTGCGCAGACATCCCCCCGGTGGGTGTAGGCCTTTTTTGCCGCTTTTGTTCAAGACCAACAGCCGGCCTCTGAACGTGATAAATGCCAGAAATGAAAAAATGGGGGTGATGGCGTCATGGCTAGGCCGTCCAAATCCGCTGCCGTAAGCAGCGGGAAAATCGGAAAAGACGAGAAAGATACCCGTCAAACCGTTGAAACCACGGTACGCGGTGAAGCTGTGCGGCCGGAGCCTCCGGAAGGCCTCACTAAGGACCAGAAGGCCATTTTCAAATTCATAGTGGACGGCCTGGCGTCCGGAGACATCCTCGGAAAGCTGGATGTTTTTGTGCTGGAGTCTACTGCGGTGGCCATTGACCGGCTGCGGACGATCAACCGTATGATTGATGACGACCCGATGCTGCTCCTGCACACCGCCACCCAGAACAGCCGGGCAAAGTACCAGGCAGACTTCACTGTTACCGTTGACCACGATAAGAGCCATATCTATGCCAGCACGGATGACGGCACGGTGACGCTGAAAGAGGACGCTATCGGCCTCCATGCCGACGTTCTCATCAAGGACAAGGACCTGATCGAGCTTGCCAAGAAGGGAAAGATCCGCGGCTGGTCCTTTGGTATGTACAACGTCAAGGACACCATGGAGGACCGGGCGGATGATCTCCCTATCCGACACATTACAGGGCTGGATCTCGACCATTTGACGCTGGTCGTGAAGAAGTGTCCTATTTACTCCGCGACCTCTGTGGAACTCCGCGCCGAAGGTGACGTAGAGATTGAGACCCGGTCGTCTCTGGACACTCCTACGATCACCGATGCCGAGCCGAAGAAGCCGGCATTTGATAATTCTGGATTCAGAAGCCGCATCGCGGCGCTGAAATAATTTTAGGAGGAAATGCTTTTGTCTGGCTATCTCCGCCGCACCATCAGCGACGTAAAAAACGCATAAGGGCGGGGGACGACCCTGAATTAAACCTCCTTTTTTACCTGTTTCACACCCACCACTGGGGGCTGGAAGATCTTCGGGATCTCCAGTCCCGCGGTGACGGGTGGCAAAACCAGTCAAAGACGTTCTCAGGCCTGACCTCTACCGTGGAAGGCCTTACCCAGGAGCTGGACAACGCCATGGGCGAGGGGTACAACGAGGGCCGCATGGCTGGCCTGCAGGCTCAGCGTGACTGGCTATCCGGAGAGAGCGGCGCCGCCGTTCAGGAGGCCAATAAAGCCATCGGCGCCTGGAAGGCTGAGCTGGAGAACAGCAAAGAGCAGTACATCCGGGATGCCGTAGATGCCATGATGGGCACCGATGAGTATCAGGCCGCCAAGGAGGAAGATAACGCCGCCGAAATGGGCCGTCTGATCATGGAGGCAAAGGTCAAGGGCATGAGCGAGTATAACGCCAGTGAAGGCGCTCAGCTCGCGCTGGAGAGCGAAAAGGCCCTTGTCGATGCTATCCGGGATGATACCTCCACAAATCAGAATTACTGGGACGCCGGTTACGAACGCGGAAACTGGTTTACCAAGGGTCTTGCTGCCGGCATTAAAACCGAGGGAGTTCCCCGCGTGAAAGGCACCTGGGAATGGGACAGCAGTGACTGGACTGATTACAACAGCCACGCTTACGGTCTGAAGTATGTCCCCTATGACGGATATCCGGCGCTTCTACATGAGGGAGAGCGCGTCCTGACAGCGGCAGAGAACCGAAGCAGCGCCGAAAGCAGCATCGTCGTCCAGGTATCCGGCAACGAGTTCATTGTCCGCGGTGAGGATGACATCGATGCCATTGCCAGGCAGATCGTTGTCCGGGTGCGGGAAGCGCAGGAGACATACGGAGGTTAACGTCATGCGGATGATTTTTAGAAACACCAAGACCAACGAAGAGTTGGTCATGCCGGTGACCCCATCCGGCTTCCAGCTGATGGCCGGGCGGCTGGTGGAGAGCCTGGACATGGCCCAGACGGGGCAGGTAAACCTGCCGGGCCTCCCCTCCCTATTCAATGAGCAGATCGAGTTTCTGCTCCCGGCGGAGGCCAGAAACTACACTGCTCCCGGGTACTCTGGGGAACCCTACGCCATCGTGGAAAAGCTCTCCCAGTGGTCCAGCGACGGCGATGTCCTCCGCTTCATCGTGACGGACACGCCGGTCAACGTCCCCGTGCTCCTGCCGCCCGTCCAGTACCGGGAGGAGGGCGGCGCGGGAGATGTGACCGTGACGCTGACGCTGCGGGAATACCGCTACCTGGAGGCGGAGACCACGGAAAAGACATCCACCGGCAACACCGGCCGCAGCGTGGAGGCGGCGAAGAAGGCGGACACCGTGTACACCGTGGTCAAGGGAGATACCCTGTGGGGCATCGCCCGGAAATACTACGGGGACGGCTCCCTGTGCTACAAGCTGGCCTCCAGGAACGGCATCAAGAACGCCAACCTGATCTATCCGGGCCAGAAAATCACCATTCCAGACAAATCACTGCTGTGAGGTGCGCGGTATGGCTTATAACGACCTGTTGAAGATCCGTACCTGGAGTCTGGACGGTAAAAAGACCTCCCACATTACCAGTCTGGTGCAGACGCTGACCTGGAGCGGGAGCTACCGGGACTGCGCCAGGAAGCTGACCTTTGATGTGCTCACAGAGGCTCTGATAGAGCTGGGAGGCATGACCAGACTTTACCATGAAGCGGACATCCTGTTCTCCGGCCATATCCGGCGCCGGGGCCGCTCCGATCTGCAGCAGTACATATCCTGTACGGCCTATGACCGGGGCATCTTCCTGAAAAAGAACAGCACCTTCTTGGCCGTCCGCAATCAGACGCCGGAGGCCGTCACGGCCCAGCTTTGCGCGGAGTTCGGCATCCCTGCAGGCAAGCTGGCCGCCACCGGCGTGAAGCTTTCCCGGAACTTCCTGGGGGCTACGCTGTATCAGGTGATCCAGACAATGTACACCCTGGCGGCGGAGCAGACCGGAAAGCAGTACCAAATTCGTTTCCGGAGTAATGACCTGGAGGTCGTGGAAAAGACCATCGGGTCGGAGAGCATCCGCCTGGTGCCCGGCTCCAACCTGATCTCCTGCAAGTCGGAGGACAGCGTTGAGGACATGATCTCCTCTGTGGCGGTCTATTCCGACGATTACAAGAAGATCGCCACCTACGACAGTCCGGACAATTACCGGGCGCTGTACGGCCTCATGCAGAAGGCCATCAAGGCCAGCTCCTACGACGACCCGGCGGCGGCCGCCCGAGAGCTCCTGCAGGAGAACGGTATCTCCACCACCATCACCGCCACCTGCCTGGGTAATACGAAACTCATCACGGGCAACGCGGTGGTGGTCCATGAGCCGGTGACCGGGACGGACGGCCTGTTCTGGATCACGGCGGACAGCCACACGGTATCCAGGGGCATCTACCAGACAACGCTGACGCTGGATTTCCGAAATCTCATGGACAAGCAGGAAGCCGGTAGCGTACCGACGAAGTGAGGAGGTGTGATATGCAGACTGATCCTTATGCTGAGCTGTTCCATCTGATGGCATCCTCCCGCGGTGACGTCGGTATCCATCTACTTCTCGGCACTGTCAAAACACCGGAGCCGCTGCTGGTGGACGTGGGCGGTACCGACCAGGAGGCGGAGCGGTTCTACATCTGCGACCGCCTCCGGCGCGGTCATCAAGAGACAGTATCCCTCCAGGGCGGCAGCGGCGGATTTACCGCCAACAGCGGCACCCACGGAGTATCGTTGGATTCAGGCACGCTGTCCATCACGTCCACCGTTATGAGTCAGACGGTCCCTGTTCTGAAGGTTGGGGACCGGGTTCTGCTCCTGACGGAGGACTTTCAGACATTTTTCCTCATCGATAAGGTGGTGCATCTATGAGTATTTTTCCTGCTGTGCAGCCGGAGGCGGAGGACCTCCAGACACAGGAACTTCCGCTCTGCCGGGAAGTAGCCTGGGACTTTGACCGGGGCATCCCGCTGTTTTCCGCCGGGAAGCCGCTGGAAGTCACCGGCGCGGAGGCGGTGAAGGTGTGGATCTGGAAGGCCCTGAACACTGTGCGGTACCGCCACGAGATCTATACCTGGGACTATGGCTGTGAGGTAGAAAACCTCATCGGTCAGGCGTTCACGCCGGAGGTGAAGCAGAGTGAGGCTGTCCGGTATATCCGGGAAGCGCTGATTGTAAATCCTTATATCCGCTCTGTCCGGCAGGCGTCGGTTGATTTTAAGGATACACACCTGACCGTGTCCTGCACGGTCGATACGATTTACGGGGAGGTTGATGTGCGTGTTTGAGGATACCACAGTGGAAGGCATCAAGCAGAGGATCCTGGGCCGTTTGAAAACGTCCCTGCAGACCAGAGAAGGCAGCTTCGTCAATGATGTCATCAGCGCCGTGGCGGTGGAGCTGCACGACTGCTATCACCAGTGGGACGGTATGGAGCCCCGCTTTTATGTGGGCGATGATTCCGGCCCCTACATCGACAAGCAGGCTGCTACCGTCGGCGTCTACCGCAAGCCCGGCACCGTCGCCTCCTGTTCCATCACCTTCAGCGGCAGCGACGGTGCCAGAGTCCCGGCCGGCACGCCGTTTTATACGGAATCCGGCCTCACCTTCATCCTGCAGGAGGATGCGGTCTTGTCCGGCGGCACGGCCTCCGGTACCCTGGTCGCGTCCGGCACCGGAGACGCCTACAACATCGGTGAAGGCGATATCACCAGCACCCTGCGCAATTACAGTGGCATCTCCGGCTATGCCAATGCAGAGGCATCCGGCGGTACCGATCAGGAGACCGACGAGGCTCTGGTGGCCCGCTACTATGAGCGGATGCGCCGCTCTCCGACATCCGGAAATCCATATCACTATCAGGATTGGGCCACCAGCGTTCCCGGCGTTGGCGCCGCCCGGGTCGTCTCCAAGTGGAACGGAGCGGGAACGGTGAAGGTCGTTCTGGCCGGGCCTGATTTGGAGCCGGTGGCGGACGGCATCGTCACCGCCTGCGCGGCCTACATCGAGCAGCAGCGCCCGGTTGGACCGGCTGTCACGGTTGTGTCCGCAACGGCCAAAAACATCGCTGTGGCGGCTTCCGTGAAGGTGGACGGTACAACCACCGCTGTCGCCGTTAAAACGGCTCTGAGCACGTCTGTGGCGGCGTATCTGCGGGATTTGACATCGTCCGCGTTCTACGGGAACATCGATATGCAGCTTGAAACGCTGGACAGCCGCACCTACACCGTGCTGTATAACCGTATCGCGTACCTGCTGCTGTCTATCCCGGGCGTCATCGACTATACCAGCCTGATGGTGAATGGAGGCACGGCCAATATCGTGGTGGGCGCCACGGAGGTGCCCGTCCTTACGGAGGTGTCGGTGACATGAGGGAGCTGATCGCCTGCTTTCCGGCTTACTATCTGTCCTCTCCGGAGATGTGTGACCTGCAGCAGGCTATGCAGCCGGAGCTTGCCGCCCTCCGGGAGTACCAGGACGATGTGACCTCCCAGCTTTGCGTGGAGACCGCCACCTGGGGCCTTGCCAGCTGGGAGGTGGCGCTGGGCATCCCGGTAGACGAGGACAAGCCCTTGGACTTCCGCCGGAGCCGTATCCGGGGCAAGATCCGAGGGAACGGCGGCACAACCGTGGCAATGATCCAGAACGTAGCGGAGAGCTATTCCAACGGTGCCGTCGCTGTGACAGAGTACGCCGCGCAGTATAAGCTGGAGATCAAGTTTGTCGGCACCCTTGGTATTCCGCCCAATATGGACGACCTGACGCAGACGCTGCGAGATATACTGCCTGCCCATCTGGAGTGGGCGTATGTGTTCGTTTTTAACACCTGGGCGGCCGCCAGCGCGCTAACCTGGGGCCAGGCGAAGGCCTTTACTTGGAAACAACTGAGGGAGAGTGATTTGAATGGCTGAGACCGATAACCTGAAGCTGGCCCTTCCCGCCAGTAATGAATATGTGGATGTGGAAGTTCTTAACGAGAATTTCAGAAAGATCGACGCCGCCGCCCTGCTTGCCCTGGCTGCTGCGGCGCCGTACAGCTCGGAGCAGATCTATGCCCTGGGCGCGTACTGCACCCGGGGAGGGAAGTTGTACCGCTGTACGACGGCGATTTCCGCAGCAGAAGTCTGGACGGACGCACACTGGACGGAGACCACCGTGGGCGCCGAGCTGGTGGTCGTTATTGTGGCTTTGGCGGGGAAGGCTCCGGCTGGGTATGGGCTTGGCGAAACAGTAGGTGATTCCGTCTGTATCGCAAGCGCAGCAGCATTGAACACAACGGTTAAGGGCGGAATCTACTATTATTATAATTCAGATGAACAGGCAACAGGTTATCCATATTCACAGTATGGGATGGTAGTTGTTATTTCCACAGAAGCGGTAATGCGGCAGTATTTCTTCCCGCGTCAAACCGACACGCGCTGGTGGGTCAGGCAGAAGACGAACTATTCCGATACCTGGGGACCTTGGGAATGGGGTAAAGCCCCGATGGAATTTGGCGTTGAGTACCGCACCACGGAGCGGTATAACGGCAAGCCTGTCTATATCAAGGCGCTGGGTCTTGGTAATATGCCGGCGGCGTCTACGTCAAAATCTGTGACCTTCGGCACCGGAACAGAGGTGGCGATCGATGTAACGGGCCGAATGGAATATGAATCAGACACCTATACGATCCCGTTTGACCGAGGCAACGGTACTTCCGCCGCAATATTTGCGCATGGAACGCAGGTATACTTGTTATCCGGCGCAAACAGCATCGCAAGCTAT